TTCCCTTTTTGTATAGACCCCCCCCTACTCAAATACTCAAGAACCCTTATTTTTTGACACTTTCTTCAATGATTTCATGGCTTTATCGCTTGAGTAATTTACTCAAGATTTACTCAAACAACTCAAGAGGCGAATATGGTAGGCAAAATTTTCCGTGAGCAGGCAAAATGTTCCATATGTGGGCACAAAAGGTCCATCATTCAGTTCGACGAAAAACCTTCAACGAAAACCAAGGAAGAAGTATGGTGCCCGAAATGCACAAACCACTTCACCCACTTCAGAGATCCAGATGATGCTCTTGAAGAAACAGTTGCACCGATCTAATGGCACGAATCCTGCAACACTAATAAGAAAAAGGAGACACTATGGGCAAATACATTTCAGATACATTGGATGAAGCATCCAGTCAACTCACAGGACATACCAATTGGGAATGGATCGAGGTTGATGATGTGCTTCCTACCAACCGAAGACCAGAAATAGATTCCGTGGTCATATTCCTGAGAGATCCAGTTCCAGAAGAAGAGGGTGAATGATTAGAATCCCAACTGATTCGCTGAACCTAGATAAAATAGTAATCACTACAGATTATCTTAAAGAAGTAGCAGACGAACTAGGTTACGAGATGTCAGATAACCTAAAAGAACTACTTGATGAACTAAGCACCTTGGCAGTCAACACTCTGGACGAAGATGATAGTTAAAACCATGTCACCAAGTACTGTCATTCTCGACGATGACAGCACAGTAACAGTAGGTTTCGAGGAAATAACTCCTGAAATGGCTCAGGAATTACTGGATCGAACCGACGATGAGGGGAGAATGGAACTCCAGAGGAACAGAACTCCCTTTCAACGCAGAATAGACATCCTGACTGAAAGGATGAAGGAAGGAACCTTTTACCTCAGACCATCCGCTTTAGCAATAATGCCGAATGGCTCCGTGATGGAAGGTCAACACCGATTAATATCGATAATCAACTCACAAACCACTCAAACTTTAATAGTTGTGAGAGGTTTACAATCTAAATCTCTAGTCAAGGGGCACGATGATCAGTAGAGAACTAAGAGAGAGCGTTAAGTTCAAGCAGAGCATCCACAACATGAAAAGGTGTCACCTAATGGACACTGGAGAGATCAAGACTCCCCACAAGGAACCTGCTGTATTCACAGAAACGAGGAACAGTCTTCTTGGAACCATCATTCAATGTAGCATTTGCGAATCAACCATTTTCATGGGGCACAAATAATGGCGATGCAATACGAGATTGACCAAGCAAGAGACATACGCAGAATAGCTAATGCTCTTGAAGGAATGAAGGAACGCCGAATCAAGACTCCTTTCTACTTAGATACCTTAAAAGTAGAAATCATGGTATGTTTGAAGGAAGAAGAGCAGAAACTAGCTAATGAATTAGAAGCTGAAGACGACGATGGAGCAACACAAGGCTGGATCGAAGCTTTGGAATGGGTACTTGCAAGAATCGAAGACCTTAATGGGGATGCGCCGAAGTGAGAGAGTCGGGTCTGACTGTAAATCAGATGTTTAATACTGAGAAGGTGCGAATCCTTCCATCCTCACCACTCCTAACAAAGGAAAGACATGAATTACTCTTACTCAATTGTTACTCTAGTAACTTTTTTTATAATCTGTACAGCATCCTGTACAACACCACCGAAAAGCGATCCTCTGAGAGGATTCACCACAAAATATACAAGAGATCTTTGGACTGTATGTTTTATTTCACACCGAAGGTCAAACCCCACCATCCATCCTAACGTCTTTATTCCAGTTTGCGACTGCATCCTAGACTCCACTCGTAAAGACTTCACTAGATCAGACCTTGACAATAAGACCCAAGGAGAAATGATTCCTTATTTCACCGAAGCAACAGACAAGTGCATGAAAGAATTAAAGCAAACCTTTAATATTCCTAAAATGATATGACCAACTTACCAGAGGGGATTGATGAGTATGATGGTAAGTACATTCAGCATGGAGTGATTGGAGAACTCAAAAGCCAAGCATACTTCACCGAGAGAGGATTCCAAGTATACATTCCTCTCAACCACATGAGCGAGGCTGACTACATCATTGAAAAGAACAGGAAACTATACAGAGTTCAATCGAAAGCAACCCAAGTTTACAGATCTTCCAGTTCAGAAAAGGAACATAGTCGAATAGGAACGATAAGAATAGACCTTCGTAAGAACCGAACAAATAAAAATACGAAGTATGAATTCTACGACATGAATTACATTAACATTTTCACAGTTTACATTTACGATATTAAGGAACTGGTCTTTGCAAGGAAAGAGGACTTTGAAGTAATCACACCGAGAGGCACAAAGCCGACTTCACTCCAGATCCGTGTCTTTGATATCGAAAAGGCACAAAAGAATACAAGAAACTCACTTGTCAGACCTTACACCGACTTCACAGAACCTGAATGGTTGAGTGACTTATGATGCCTGACCTAAAAACAATCTTACTCCTATCCTTTGTGGTGCTTGGCCTAGTCGTAATCCTGGCACACAGGGAGATTACAAAACCCGAAAAGCCCCCACGCATTGAATATAAGTTCATGAACCTGAACCTATAACTCTGATGTCATACTCAAGGTGGATCAACTCCGACTTCTACACTTACTGGATGTCAAGCGGGCCAGACAGTAAGAATGACCAACAGTTTGCCTGTCACTCTGACTTAATCACCCAACACATCATCACCTATCATGAGGCTAAGGACTTTTTAGTGGACCGAGAAGCCCTACAGGATCACATGAAAATCGATGAACGTGATGCAATAGAGCTTCAATCCTACCTAAAGGAATTTGTTAATGATGTTGATAAGAAATTCACTTCCGACGAGCAGAAACAACCTTAATAATTTTAGGTTTCTTGTCCTCTGGCACGATTCGTGCAACATCTATCTCTAACATACCATTAATAAACGTAGCACCTTGAACTTCCATATCTTCAGAGAGTGTCCACATCTTTTCAAAGGACCGAGAAGCAATTCCACGATGTATGGTTTCCTGGGGTTTATTTTCAGTCGATGGTTTGTGTCTTACAAACAACTTTTGTTCAACGACCTCAACAGATATATCATCTTCTGACAACCCTGCCAGAGCAATATGGATCTGATAAAGGTTATCATCAACCTTGAGTATATTATAAGGTGGGTAACTTGACTGATTGGGGTAGTTCTGCAAGCGAGAACTAATGAGGTTTAACATATCATCAAATCCGAGAGTCGTATCTCTGGCAATCTGATGGAACAGTTCGATACTATAAGCCATATCTTCCTTTCAAAGCAAAGATTAGAATAGGGAGTCCCATTAAGGCAACTCCAGAAAACCTAATAATAACAGGAACATAATGCAAGTACAAGTACTCACAGTAAACACCAAAACTGGACGAACTCACTGGCAATATTCGCATCGTGGCATAGTTAATGCATTAAAACATTTAAACAGATACACAAGAAGTAAAAGCCATGTATTCTTTTTCGACATAAGTAACTGTTTAGAAAAGGAAAATGGTGAATGTAAACCACTAACAGGCTATAATATTGAGAGTTGGAATCCTTCAACACACCGACTACAACTTCACATTAACAGTATCGGTGAATCAATAATCAAACATGATAGGAATGAAAAAGTCGCTGAAACAGCGTGATCAATGGTATGGATACATACAATCTCATCTCGATGAACAGAGAGAAAAAGAAAAAGCCGAGCAAGAGCGCATGAAGGCACACTTCTTGAATCTCAAAAAGTTACATGAGAAACGCTAACACTTTTGAATACGAGTCTATGCTCGAAGAGAATCCAGACATGCTATTAATAGATGGTCATGAGTCTGCGATCATTGGTATAGGTGAGAGATTAGGACTCGATCCAGTGCTAGTGTATGATGAGAAGAAAATTGTTCACAACCTAATGGCGAAGAACGATTGGAACTCTGATGAGGCATACGAATTCTATGAATTTAATATCAAGAACTCGTATATGGGGCCAAGAACCCCGATCTTTTTAACGCCTAAATACTAGGAGACAGAATGCCTGAAAAACAGGAAAAAGCTTTGACCCCTACACAAAAAGTAGAAGTACTTCAAGAGGAAGTAGACAGACTCAAACAGCAAGTTGAGATGGATCAGTTACGCCAAAAGTGGCGCAAAAACATCTCACTCCCCTACGATAATAAAGTAGATGTTCAAGTATGGGATGAATGGGGAAAGGAAGACCATGAGAAAACCCTAATTGCTGATTTGCATTTTTTTAATGTAACAAGTCAGACCTTAGCTCAGGTACTTCATGCACTTGATGATTTAGTTGAAAATGGAGAGGCTGATACGGTCAAAATGCACATGACTATTCAAACAACATACGGAGACTACTAATGATAGTAAGAGTATTCAAACCAACTTCAGGCAACTTTAGTGAGGCAGGTTGTCTCGACACGATTATCAATATGTTGTGGTCAGCAGACAGTCAACATAACTTCCACCCATCAAATATGTGGATCTCCAGTACTACTGCCGACCACGCAGTAGATCGTTATGACAGGGCTTACAGAGACATCTTTGTAAACTGGCCTGGAAGAGAACCTGTTATTGCATACCTCTCAAACAGCCAGATCCCCTATGAGATCCTAAGCTATTCTCTGCTCCCTCATGAAGAGGAAGCCCTTGAGTCTGAATTTCTCCCTGAAGCAATCAGAGATAATACTCAACGTGGATCAGACTGTTAAACACGATCCTGTCAACCACCCCAGTCACTACACGTTCTCCAAGATAGAAGTTTTGGATGCAATAGAGGAGTGGGGTGTTAACTTTCACACAGGTAATATCATCAAATACTTACTGAGAGCGGGACGTAAAACCGAAAACCCGATTCAGGATCTCCAGAAGGCAGAGTTTTACCTTAAAAGATTAATCAAACTGGAAGAAGAAAAGCTATGGGAATAGTAACCGATGCAGATATGATCCATCCAGAAATCAAACTAAGTCATAGTAGTTCAATGAACTTCTGTGGTATGCAACTCTGGTACAGGAAAGTTAAGAAGGCACCAACCTTTTACAACTTCTACAACGGAGCAGGAACCTTGGTTGATGCAGGTTACGAAGCAGGACTCAAGGCTCTCATGACTGGAATAAATGCTCAGTCAATCCGAAAGGCAATGGAAGACAAGCTTACAGAGATCATGCCAAATCTTCCAGAACCAGATATGGAGAAGTTAGTATCAACACTAGATCAACATGTTCTAGCAGTTGAAGGTTACATGGGCTGGATCAACTACAATCCACTGGAAACACAGCACTTCTTTAAACTACAATTCAAGGGTCACACCAGACCAACCACAGGATACATGGACATAGTTGCCGAGAGGCAAAATATGCCGCTTATCATTGACATAAAACGCCAGTCCAAACCACTCAAAAAAGCAAAGCATGAATGGATCATGCAAGGCGCACTTTATGCATTAGCTTTAATGAGGCAAAGGAATCTGACAGAGATCCCTCAGTTTGAAAATCACCTGATCATTCCAGGTAAGGCTCCAGTATTCCTGAACACAGAACTAACACCTGAGCATCTGTACACGGCATACAAGTCGCTTACTGAATTAAACACCAGAATAGACAATGACTATTGGCCTTTAAACCGCAGTCACTCTCTCTGTTCTCCAATGTGGTGCGACTTCTTTGATCGTTGTCACTATGAAAACTTTGAAACAACAGAGCAACTGATCGAGAAGATTGAAATCTAATGGACGCTCAAGTTTATTTCAGGCTACTCATACTAGAAAAGCATTTAGAACTGGCGTATGACGAAATCCGACACGAAAACTACGAAGAAGCCACAAGACTTCTCCTCAACGCCCTCTCGACCACAGGACAACTCCAAGAAATTCTGGAAACAGAAGAAAAAGAGGAGCAGTCCAGAGTGGGAAAAGAGAAGGAGAGAGGACAGGATCGTAGTGGAAAGACTTCACGACCTTGGATACCGAAAAGGTGGAGAAAACAATAACTTTCCATGTTTCTGCGGAGAACGACCCGACGAACACTCTGTATGGTGGTTGGCTCACAATACCAAGAAAGGTAATCACCTCTTTTGTCTACGCTGTACTAAGCGGTGCTACGAACACGAGATAAAAGACACACTTAAAAAACTTTTTGAAACATGGAAGGCACAGAAGTTGCATGAATATGATAGTGATGATTTGGATATTAGTAAACTTTTAAGCATGTAAGCAAATGGAAAAATTCAAAAGGGCAATCATGAGAAAGCCTGAGAAAATGGTAGTAGAAGGAGAAGCAGGGGCAGGAAAGACTACCTTTGCTTGCTCAAGTAACACCAAAAAAGAACCTGCATTTGTAATCAATGCAGATGATGGTGGAGAAACCGCATTCCATAAAACAGGAGTCGAATACATACACGATTGCCTACCCGCTGGAGATGTAAAGGAAAATGCTGCCAAGTGGGACACGTTAATGGATACTATGCGTGATGTGGCTAACGATAGTGGCCCTATTAAACGCATCATTGTAGATAGTGTGGACAAGATAGAAATGCTTGCCCAGGCTAAGGTATGCATAAACCATAAAGTTGCACATATAGAGGACATGGGATACGGTAAGGGGTATTCTTACGCAAGAGGGGAGATGCAACGCTTCCTCAGTGCTATGAATTACCTGCGTGACTCCAAGTCCATTCAACCGATCTTGATCTGTCACACACAGGTGAGGACAATTAATAAACCAACGATGGAGCCATACGATAGCTTCGTCCTGAAGTTACACAAGGCAATATCTGCCGACATAACTGAATGGGCTGACGTTATCCTATTCGTTGCATTTGAAACCATCGTAAAAAAGATTGAAACAGGCTTCAACCGCAAAGACTCACGAGCAATCCAATCAGGTAAGAGGTTCCTCTACACCAGTGGATCAATGGGAGTTGATGCAAAGAACCGATTCAATCTACCTGCCGAAATTCCAGCAGACTGGAATGAGTACCAGAAGTTAATCAACGATTTCTGGGGTGGCCCTCAAACACAGAACTCAGATAAAGGAAAATAATGCATCCGCATACTCAATCAGATATGGACCCGCAAAGCATGATGCAGGACACTGCATTCTCAATCGAAAACGTCCAAGAAATTCTTGAGACAGAACAGAAACGTGAGCGTGTCGAAGTTCCACCAGGGGAATACGTCGCTCAAATCCAACTTCCACTTCCTGAGCCACGCCAGGACTCAAAAGGACACAACAAAATCCTTTTGCCACTTGAAATAGTAGGTGGGGATTATGAAAGCAGTTGGTTGTTTGAAGCCATCTATATGAATAACCAGCACGATCAAGCTGGCAAAACTAAAGATGGGATTTCAAAACGCAAGGTTGCCAGACTTGCATCTGCTGTTGGACTCAAAGCTATGAATGACTTTGAGGATATTGCTGGTAAGTTCGTGATAGTTGATTACGGACCCAACAAGAACGGATACAACGAGATCCGTTCCGTTTCATCGTTCACCAAAAACCAACATCAGCCTAATGCTGGATCTTCTCCAGTAACTGATAAGGAGAAAGACGGCCTGCCATTCTAAGGCGGGGTTTCCTGTTTCCCTGCCAGGGGGTGAGGTTTCGTTCCATGGCCTTGCCCCCATCCTTATGACTGAAATGCACAAAGCAATACTACCTTGGCCTGTATCGGTTAACGCCATGTATGGTACAAACCGCTCAGGAAAAGTGTTTCTAAAAAAGAAAGGGAAAGCATACAAGGATGCATGTGGCATTATACTTGCACAAGAAAAGTGTCACTTCACTGGTAAAGAAGATCGAGTCTGGTTAACCATTGAGGTATATCCACCAGACAACAGGAAAAGAGATATATCAAATCTAATTAAAATAGTTGAGGATTCAATCCCTTGGTTCACAGATGACTCTCAGGTTGACAAGATCCTAATAGAGAGGTTTGAAATTGATCCAAGGAAAAAGGGGTACATCATAATTTGCTGTGGGGCGTATGACAAATCAACAAGACAGGACAAGCTATGAATACAGGGATGGGAATGGACGACTCCTTTACCTTGTAGTTAAGTTTCCAGGTAAAAACTTCCGCAGACTACGCTACGACCAGGACGGCAAAGAACACTGGAACTGGGAAGGCGTTCAACAGGTTCCCTATCAATGGCCTAATATAAAAGATGCAAAGGCAATAGTCTTTGTAGAGGGTGAGAAGGATGTAGATAATCTTCAATCCATTGGCATCACGGCCACCACCATAGCAGGTGGAAGCAACGCATGGGGTCCACTCCTAAAGCGACAACCAGACTTCGTTGATAAATACTTTAAACAGTTTGAACACATCTTCATCATCCCAGATAACGATGAGGCAGGTGAGAAATTTGCTCAGGAGAGTGGTGAATACTTCAAAGATTGTGCAAAGGTTTGGGTAGTCTCGTTAGGGTTATCCCAAAAGGGCGGTGATACCACTGACTACCTTGACTCAATAAAAGGAACACCCCAATCAAAGAAGGAGTCACTCCTGACTTTGATCGAGGAGAACAAACAACCATGGACTCCTGCCACATCACTTCTCAACCTGGACAAGTCTTGGAGTCTTGGTGAACTAAACGTAGACGATTTCCTGAATGAGGACGAAAAATCCCAGGTTGAAAACAATCTCAAAGAAACCTTCGATAACATAATCGCCCAGCTTAGGGGGGTTTCTTGGTCGGGCCAAACGGCTAATGCGATATGCCCCACGCATGAAGACCAGAAACCTTCCCTGAGCATCACCTTAGAGCAGGACAAGATCCTCATGAGGTGCCACTCAGGTTGTTCTCTCAATACCCTCTGTGACTACTTCAAGATCAAGGTCAGTGAACTCTTCCTGCGCCGATCAGCAGAACTGAGGCATCATCAAAAGACGAACAT